GCTGCTTGAACAATTTTTACTTCAAAATATTGTCTAACTTTTCGGGGTCACTTCACTATGGTGGGCGGTTTTCACATACATAGGCAACGCAATTCCGTGGTGCCTAAAGTTTATTTTTGGATCATAAGGAGGACAAAAAGATGTTTAATGCAAGACAGCTGATGATTTTCTATTTCTACGGCACGTGCAATCAGAAGGCAACGATAATTCAGTTTCAGAAGCTGAAAGAGAAAGCAAAAACAGAAGAGCCGAAGAAGGACATTCAGGATCTGATCGATTTTGTTGCAGAATACAAAGATCCAGACAACTACAGGTGGTTTTTCTGGGAGTCATGGCTTGATATTGACATGCACCGTGCAGAAGGTGAGAACAGCTTCATAGATGCAATGAAAAGCCAGTTAGAGGATATGGCGATGGAGGCTATGATGGATTTGTCTTGTCTTGGCTATTGTCTTGGCTTGTAATAAGATTAAATATATGATACATTGCAGTATTGCATGATTTTCAACGGTTTTATAAATTGGAATCATATACCGTAAAGGAAATCGACCAATATCTCTGGCAATTAGGAAAGGCGAATTTTCCCAAGAAATACTGACGGTGCGTGTATGGCAAGCGTAAAAAGAGGGCAAAGCGCCTAAGCGGGGGAGACGTTCACTTTGTCAAAACAACTGTCACCCCCCCTCCCTGGCTCGCCCTTCCCTTAATTGAACAAAAATATCAATTTGCTTATTTACTAAAGATTTCGGCCTAGTTCTAGGCTAAATGCACAAATGTGCACGAAACCAAGAATATACTTCTATTTCAGTTTACCAATAAATTTTAGACTTTATTATCTATTACTTTTTAGGAACTTGTATCCTACGGGGGTCTCCTACTAAACATTTTATCTTGAAATACTGCAGGCGTTCTAGACATGTGCAAGCAACTTCTACTATGACACGCAAAGTGTCCTTTGGTGTCACTCAGCACAGTTAACATCAAGAGAGTTAACTGTGCTGAGTGTACGCCTAATGTAAATGGACGTACAGGCGGAGACCCACGGCGTTTAAACCGTGGGTCTCTTTTGGCGGCTTACGCCGCTTTTTAAGAAAAAATTTCTTTTATGATTTTTAAAGTAACGGCCGTGACTACGGACAAAGACAAAACCATGATGATACTTTCCATACTTAACCTCCAAACATTTTAAATAGACTTTCAAGCGACAAACCAAGATTTCCTGCAACCTGATTCAATAAAGAACCGTTACCAAAGTGAACGGCCTTATCCCAATTGATATCAGAAGCATACTTGGAAGCGTCATAGGACTTATCAGCTCCATACTTAGTACCAGACAAATGTTGATCGGCAGAATACCGAGTAGCGGCAGAATTAACCGAAGAACCAAAAATAGACGCTAAAGCAGCCTGACCTGCTGCATAACGAGTGGCAGAAGAACTCATAGCGGCGGCATCACGAGTGGCACCGGCATGAATGCCAGCTTGCTTAATACCAGCGGCGGCAGAAATCTGGGCAACAATATGTTCCATAGCGGTATATTTATCTGCAACGGCTTCCTGTGTACGGGCGTTTATATTTGCACTCTGTAGCGCCGTCTGAGCGCTCAGGATGCTTCCAAGCAGGTTAGCTATAGCTCCACTCGTAGAAGTATCTGCATCGGCCTTAGAACCGCTCCCAAGGGACGCAGAAGCAGTTGCACCAGAACCAACGGCAGCGCCGTTACCATTCATAGCAGAAAGAACAGGATTTAGACCAGCGGCCATCAAGTCACGGACTTCTCTTTGATGGGCAGTATTGGACATCATTTCTTGCCACTGACGATTTTTAGCGGCTTCGGCGGCGTTAAACTCCATCTGTTTAGCAGTCATTTGCTCTGTCCAATCACGTTGAACTTTCGCTTGCTCAGCATTAAAAGCAGAATTAGCTTGTGCAACACCTTTCAAACCGGCAATCTGATCGGCAGCACGGTTAACAGCCGGAGCGGCTCCGACACCATCCATTTCATAAGCGGAAGTAGTGGTACCAAATGCCATTATAACAACTCCTTTCAGAAAAAACAAGAGGGGGCAAAAGCCCCCTCTATAAGTCAGTGATGATCAATCAGGCCGGGGACGCTATACATAGGCATAGGCCGAGTACAATAGTTCTTCACGTAGATATCAGCGAAAAACTGATTAGATACACTACTTGACACAGCCAAAACACGATCAATGTTAGATTTGTCCTCTTTAATCCATGCATCCGAGAGAGTAGGCAACTGCTTGTAATCATCAGCCAAGTGCCATACATCAAGGCTTTGAGCATAAGCAGACCTCATTTCACCGGTAACCATATTAGGCTTATAGCGGTACTCAGCCCAAGCTTCTTGGTAACCAAAAACTTCATTATCCTTGTCCGTACCTTGAGCAAAGATTTCCTTGTTCTTAATAGCCTGTTCGCCAATGTTCGCAAAAACAGGCCAATAAAAATCAAACTTATCCTTGCGAGACCAAAGGCGGTTTAAACCCTGCTGATAAGTATGATCATACCGGGCAACCATAACGCCAATAATGAAGCCATGCTCTGTAAAAGACTTCGTAAAATCAGAATGCTTGTCCGTGGTAAGAGACTGACCAACAACGGTACCTTGGGGAGTACCAGAAGATTCAGTTCCAGACTGCTGAACAATCTGGTTGACGTTAATAGGTACACGGTTACCGCCAAGATATTCGGGCCGCTGTAATCGAGCATCGGGAGACGTTACTCCAAAGAAAGAACGAACAACCTCGGTATAACGGCTACCACCACGAGCCTGCTGTTCATAGAATTTCTGAATCTGGAAAGCAAGTCGCAACTGATTAATAGTAGCGGAAGCGGCATTACCATCGGCAAGAGCCCAAAGGTTAGCGGGGGCAATATCCCAACCTGCGCTAGCACCTTCCGAAACAGTCATAGAACCGGAAAAATACTTAGAATCAAAGCCACCTCTACGAGGTTTTTGACCAACAGCAATACCCAAACCGTCAAGCAAAGAAAAACCCGAACCATCTAATTTTTGCCAAGCAACAGAAGCCTTAGACTTACTAGAATCGACATATTGATCAAGAGAGACAACCGGATAACTACCGGCCTGTGCAACAGGAATCGTTACATCCGGACCTTTCTGCGGAGAGGGAAGAGCAGATGTGAAATAATCATGATACTTAGAAGCCACAAAAGGCTTACCGCCTTTAGCGACATCTGTCACAGTCGTACCAGTGTTCACACCGGCAACAGTACTGTCGTCCGTTGGCACAACAAGAGGGTCTTGGAGGTTTTGATCTCTGAACCACTCATTCATAATCAGTGCATAAGCACGGAAGGGAAGAGCAGACACAGAAAGGCCAGCAACGCCAGTTGGGATACCGAAATAATCAGCAAGAGTTCCAACATCCCATCCTGTACCAGCAGGACTTGTAATTTGGGGCATAGTGTACTCAGTCTGCGGAATCCATGCACTCTCGGTGTTTTCACCACAAAACTCCTTCCAATGATCCCACACAAGGCGATTGGGGACAAAGAAATAGTAGGTATCCAGAAAAACGTTGTCCATCATAGGGGTAAGCAACGTCTGCATACGGACAACCTTGGATGTATCTACGGAGAACGTATCGCCGGGAAGAACTTCGTCGAGGAAAAAAGGGACAACGTCTCCGGCATTGAACGAGGTCTTGAGAGAAGCGGAGCGATCAAAGCGAGAACGGGAGATATCTACATGCGGCGCAATACTGAAATGGGATTCGGTATTTCTGTTCATTCTTTCGAAACCTCCTTAATATCATCCTGAGAAATATCAGGGTCAGGCTCAGTAACGCTTTCCTTCTTAATTCCGAGCCGGTCGAGGAAATCAGGCTCAGCAGAAGCGGCAAGAAACTCCGTGAAGCTGTTACCAAACTTCTCACGAGTTTCCACAGGCAGGGCCATAAACTGACGTTCCATCTCATTCATGTGGTTGAGAGCCTCGGCATAAGTCTTGGGAAAGTCGAGAAAGTCGCCATAGAAGCCCTGCTTCTGAGAAAGAGCTTCAACGTCACCATTCTGATAACGTTTCATCAAAACGTGGATATCACAGCTTTCAGCGTAGGACTGGATAAAGTCGTATATATTCTCACGGCCAGATTCTTCGAGGACAACACGGCCTTTTTCGTCATAGTGACCGGCGTAGGTGATATGCTCAGGAGAACCGGGGTCAGTAAAGACACGTTCACGAGCATCATACTGCGTTTTAAATTCCATATTGTCACTCCTTCACAAGACACTGGGCGGCGTCGCAAAGCTGGCGAGGTGGGTTAAGCGGCTCAATATAGCCGCCAACGTTGTCATAAGTGGCAAGCTTATACAAAGCGAAATCGTTGGGGTGAGAAGCTAGCAAGGAATCAGGCTGACGTACAGCGTGTTCAAAGTTACGGACGGCGGTAGCATCGTTGACATCAACAGTGCAGGCCATGAACGTAGACTTAGCGTCCTTGATAGCATAAATTCCAGAAATCATACTTCATTAACCTCCAAAACAATAGTAGAACCGGGATAACGGGAAACAGCATCGTCAATCACATGACGAGACATCCACAAAGGAACAAAAGCAACCTTTTCACCATCGACAATAACAGTAATCATAGACGAATACCTCCACGGAAAATCCTGGGGGCGATGTTGATTTTCTTAGACTTGGCGGCAGTACGGCTAAACACTTTCTTGTCTTTACGCTTGAGCATCTTCATTACAAATTCCTCCTTAAAGATTTTAAACGGTTGGACTGTTTTTCTTCTTCAACGTCTCGCAACTCGTAAGAATCGAGGGACGTATTAGACAATTTAGCTTCCATGGCCTGTTGGGCCAACTTAGCACGAAGGGCTTTTAACTCTGCGGACTTTTCGGGACATACAATGTCGAAGAGTTTATCGTAGTATCTCGGCGGCCTGAATTTTTTGCCGCCTTTCGGCGTAGAAACGTTGATATACTGTTCTTCAACACAATGAGGGTTTTCGTCAAAATACTGGCGTGCAATGCCAGGCTTGCGGGACATGAGACAAAACTCAGGCTGAATATTATGATCTACATAAAACTTAGCTTCCGTTCCTTTAAGCTTTTTCATCACATAGCGAGCAGTGTAAGCACAGGATTCCCAAGTAACCTCACCAACAACTACAAAGCCATAAGGCCAACACTCTTGAAGCGAGGGGCTGTTATAGTAAGTGTAATACTCACCTCCTTCCTTAACGGTCTTGTAGGGCTGAAGATCATCGAGATGCAAACCAAACAAGATAGCATGATAATGAGGCCGGAACGTCTGTGAGCCGTACTCGCCGGACATAAAGAAACGAATTTTATCATTATCGAATTTCTTCCGAATACGTTTCATCAAAAGTTGGAAATCACGCTTCTGTAAGGTCAAAGCTGGGATAGCTTCACCGGTTTCAGGGTCAGGATAATAGGTACGGGGAACGTAATCATCATCATACGTGAACGTACAAAACCATGCAGAGTCATGATACTTAAGTTCGAGCAAACAACGATTTGCCCATTGCCTTGAGTAGTCAATGCGGCATCCGATACACTGACCACAGGGCAATGGAACAAGAGCGGAACGAGGATAGCGGTGATTGTGCCATTCAACATAGGTTTCACGGTCATCCGGGGTATAGCCGAGCATCTTCAAATCAGCTTTTCCATTTTCCTTAGTACCAATCCTGACGGCGTAAATGGGATGATAACAAGGCACTCATAGCACCTCGCAATTTCCGGCATAAACATATGCCTGTTCATGATGGTCATCAATGAGCATGAAGCCATGGGAGTAAAGACAGTGAACCTGATAAACATGACCGTGTTTCAAATTATCGCAATCGGGGCCATAGTAGCGAACCAAACGAGGACGCATAAAAAAATCACCTCCTATAAGGTGATAATAGTACGATTGAACAAAAATATCATTTTGTTCAATTGCTATCAGTGAGGCTCAAGACGGCGTCTACGTATTTTGACAAAGTGAGCTTCCCCTTTTAGGCCATTTTTTACGGCTTAGGGGTGAACTTCTCTTTGTCAATTTGATTGTGTCATGATAGGATAATCTTGGCCACATTCTGCGGAAAGTGGAGCAGGACGGCTTTTTGGAGGACATCGTGGTCACGCCCGACGGCGAGAACACATGGCGCATCATCAGCGGACACCGCCGGGTGATGGCCGCCCGAAAGC